GACGCCCTGGTGGGGCTAGGCAACCGCCGAGGACTCCCCGACGGAACACTTGTACTAGCCGACTGGAAGACCTCCGTAGGCCGCAAAACCAAGACCGGAGATGACGAACTGGAGCGCCTCCCTCCCGGCCATTCGTACATTGACCAATGCGGAGCCTATTCCCTAGGACTCAAGCACCTCACCGGCCTAAGACCAACTGGAGCAGCCATCGTGCTGGCTCGCCGCTGCGGCAGCCCCAACGTCCACTACATGACCGAGGACGAGCTGGTGCAAGCCGAAGACAACTTCCTGGCTCGCGTAGTTACCTACTTCGAGAACCTAGAAATTCCCATTCAGGCATAAACCACAAAAACGCCATTCATAGCCTGAATTTGCCATTCATACTGTGTAAGAAATTCGCCATTCATAGCGATGGCTGGAGCAATGCTGATTATCGCTGGCGTCCTCATCGGCCTCTACGGCCTGGCGGTCCTGCTAGGCGACAAAGAACCCGATGGCACCGTACGGGAGGGAGTGGCTGGAGCCCACAAGCGGAGGCGGCCCAAGCGGTGAGGCTGGAGTGTCCGTACAACGTCCGTACAACGTCCGTACATTGTCCGTACAGTCTCGGGGTGTGTCTCTTGCGTCTTACCCACAAGACGGAGAAAAGCCCTACCGGTTAGGGCAGGGCTGGAGCTTAAGCCTCCGGCTTTCGCACGGGAGGGGATCGCAGCAGGTCGATGCAGGGCTGGGGCATGTCACCCTGTCTGGCAGCAGAACGCAAGGCATTCTCTACAAGCATCAGGGAAACATCCGCAACGGAGCGGCCCTCCAGTTCTGCCCATAGCTGGAGCACTGCAAGCTGGAGCGGCGCAGGGGAAAGCGAAACGCGGGGACGGTCAGCCATGCTGAAATTTGCTGAAGGAGTGGAGCGGCCTAGGAAGCTGGCGCAAATAGGCCAGGAGATCGGCGAGGCTTAGGTGATACTCCTCGCCGTGCGACCACCATTCACAGTGACTGGCGCTGTAGATCGTGACCCACTGGTCAGGCTCACGCCACGGGTTATCTATGCAGATAGCTAAGTGCTGGCGCTGGTCTGGATCGTCTGGCCTTTGTGGTCCGGCACTACAGCCACAGATCACGGCATCATGTTCCTCCAGCTGGCTTGCAATATCGGCAAGGGCTGGAGCGTACTGGTTGGCGAATTCTGAAAGGCTCATCGCTTGGCACCTTTGCGGGAGGGCTGGCGCTTGCCGGCGTGTGCGCGGCGTTTTTTCGGCGGATCTTGTGGATTCTGGGGATTCTGTGGAAAACGCCAACGCTCACCCGGTGCGAGTCTGTCCAGAATCAGCTGGAACTCTGACGGGTTCCGCAGTTCTTCCTGCCGCTTAATCAGCTGGGGCAGGATCTCAAGGTTCCAGCGGTTCGCGCCAATCTTGCTGGCGTCAGCGCGGTTCTCGCACAGCCAAGCCAGGATTGAATCATCACAAGGGTGATTCTGGGCCAGCCATAGCTGATCGGCAAAGGCAATCTTTAATCGTCTGGCTGCTTCGCGCTGTTCGTCTCTTGTCTGGCGCTGTTCCTCCGCTTCCTGCTTCTTTGCTTTGGAGCGGGTGAGCGCTGGCTCGCTGGTGCTGAATGTGGAGCTCACTGGTTGGCCTCCCAAGCGTAGGGAACCTCTAGGCCATCGGGCCTGTCCCATTCTCTGGTCACGTGCTGGATCAGCTGGCGAGTGTGGTGATAGCGCCAGCCGTGCTTGCTATTTCCGGTGCGATGGAGCTGAGACTCTGCCGCCCATAGCGCCTGCTCTATCCGCAACCAGTGCTCTGGTGCGAGTGTGACCGTTACGGCCTGATCTGGTGTTGCCATAGTGTCGCCTCAAGTTAGGGCGGTTGAACTCTTACACTCTACAGCACCGCGCAACGGTTGACGGCTGGCCGGTGGTGTGGTTAATGTGTTAGGCGAGTCCGTTCCGATTGGAGCAATGAAAGGTCGCACCATCCACCCCGCAGAGTTTGCCGGCTGGCGTCCGAGCATGAGGGACGCTGCTATGTGGCAGACGATCCTATGGGCCAGCACCGATGATCACGGCGAGCCGCTGGACTGTAACCACGACATGTCGGCAGCCTGGCGCGAAGACATGGAGAAGCTCTCTGATCAGTTCTACAGCTGGAGCGACCAGGCCGAGACGGTGATGATCGAGGGAGGTTGCGGCCACCTAAGCCTTGACGAGCTTCTAGGTGACAAGGCCGAACACCTTTATGTGTTGGTGCGAGACGGCCACGGCGTCAGCATGACCGATGGATGGAACACGGGGAAAGAGCGCCGCTGCTGCGAGAAGCTGGAGCGACTGGCGCAACACCAGGGACCGATCGGAGCCTACGTCGGAGACGATGGCCGCGTGTATCTCAGCTGGAGCGCTTGACGGCTGGCCGGTTCCGGTCTTACCCTTGCACAAGACAACCTCAACCGCGCTAACTGGCGCGCTCAATCCATGGCTCACACTTTCCAGTGGACCGGCTCCCACGTCTCAGGCTCTACAGCTTGTGCAGTGGTGCGCTACGCCGGACCGACTAACACCCGCGGCAGTCGCTGGCTCGCTTCCATCAGACGGGACCGCGAGACAGTGTGGCGCGCTTCGGCCACATTTGAAGAGGGACCGATTACCGCAGCCCTACGCGCTGCAACCAAGGGCGGCGTTGAGTGGTCCTGCATCAGCTGTCATAGCATCGACGCGGATACCTACGCCATCGGCTTCTGAGCTGGAGCCCTACCGATCAAGTGGCCCGGCCTTGCGGCTGGGCTTTTCTGTGTCGGGACACATTACACTAAGGGCAAGCAGTAAGCATCACTAACCGTGGCGGAATCGGACGGCCAGGAAGTAAAGAAGGAACGCCCGTTCGGACGCCGCAACCCTGACGCGTGGATTGAGGAGCGGCAGAGGAAACTCTACTTGCGGCAACTCAGTGGCCAAAATCCCCGCGCTTTGGTCTATGAACACGCTCAGCGTGAGGGCATTAGCGTAGCGACCGCTTGGCGCGACTATGCCGCAGTCAAAAAGTGGAATGAGTCCGACTGGCAAGAAGAAAAAGACAAAATGGTCTCACGAATCCAAGCGATGAGACTCCGTTGCATTGAGGGAGCGATCAAGGCTCGCCAGTACGGGACCGCTCAGCTACTGCTGCGTGACCTTGGTGCTGTGGTCCAAGAGGTCAGCCCTGAGGCAGCGGCAGCCGCTGCTCCGGTGCTGCGAGTGGAGGTCGAGCCGAAGCGGCAGGACAGCTAAAAAATCGGCACAGCTACTGGGGAAAGCTGCCGCATCCGGTCTTAGGGTTACACAGTAACCGATCAACTGATCACCCAATGCTCAAAACCGCTGCTTTCCTGCTGTTCGCTGGCGCTGCCTGCTCCACTGCCCTCCCTGCCTCCGTGCTGATGGGCGTGGCCGGCGCTTCCTTCCTGCTGCTGGATCACAACCGCTGACCTCACGCCGCCGACCTCCCCCGGCCACCACCGGGGGGTAGGGTTCGGCGTTGCAGGAGTGGGGGCACGACCCAGGGAACCTACTGACATATACTCATTTTCCTTCTCTGTTACACACCGGGGGCAGGGTAGCGATTCCTGTACTACCCTAGAAAGTACCCCCAAAAATACGAATGACCTCGACGGCTGGTGCGTTAAACCTCCGATACGCCCAAGGTGAGGTTTTTAGTAGCCGCAAGCGCTTCCGAGTCCTCGTCGCAGGCAGACGTTTCGGCAAGTCATACCTTTCCTGCATCGAATTGCTGCGTGGGGCGATCGAACGTCCTGGCGAAACCTTCTTTTACGCAGCCCCTACGTACCGAATGGCGAAGGACATCGCCTGGAAGGTGATGAAAAAGCTGGTCCCACCAGCCTGGATCAAGTCCAAAAACGAGACAGACCTCAAGATTGAGCTGGTGAACGGCTCCACGATCGAGCTAAAGGGCACCGAAAACGCAATGGCCCTACGAGGCCGCAGTTTGGCCGGCGTGGTGCTGGACGAAGCCGCATTTATGTCCAGCGAAGTCTGGTTCGAGGTGATCCGACCCGCCCTCGCCGACAAACAGGGCTGGGCACTGTTCATTTCCACC